ACCTGTTAATATAACTCAGAATCAGTTTTTGCTGTTTACTCAAGAGAATATTCATGGTGCTGTTCCTAATAGAACTGGTAAGACCAGAATAAGTATTGATGTCAGGGTTCTTTTGAGGGGTGGACAACCTCATAGGAAATGGCCAGGATCATATTTTAGAATTCTTGGTGACACAGATATTCAGTCAAGGAGAGTTCCTATTCTTGATCATGAGAATGTGTGTATGTATGCAGAATATGAAGGATTTAAAACTAGTCATATAGATCTGTACTTTCAGACATTAACTGTCAGAGAATACTGTAATAGAATGGGTTATGTCTTCCCACATCAGACAGGAGATAATGAGGGAAGAAATCATGTGTATTTGGAATATCTTATTAAAGAAGGAACTTTAGATCATATTTTATTGTTTAGTATATTTTCTCTCCCTGACGATAAACTTAGAAGAGACTATATAATGAACTTAGCGTTGGAATGTCGATGTAAGTTACACTTCGCTAACGAAGAGTTTGTCTTAGACAGCGAGGATATGCTACATAAAATAGAATATTTACGCAGTTTTACTGAAGATTGGAGTAGTCCTGTATGCAGATAAAAATTTGGTACAGTGAAGAGATCCGTCAATGGCGTTGGATTCTCACTGACGAAGAAGATAATTACTTACAAGAGTCTGGTCAGCAAAAATTTCTTGGTGATGCCATGGCAGATATAACTGCCACAGTAGATTATGTTTTAGAGTGTAATCAATCTGAATAAATAAATCATAGCAAAAGCATCTAGTGGAATAAAATGGGTCTTAGTCGCTTAGATAATTTCCTGAAAAATAGTAGAGGAGACATCCTCTACGTCGATCCTTCAAGTATTGACTCAACCGATAGTATTGAGAACCAAGGTAACTCTTTGGTTAGACCCTTCAAAACTATCCAGAGAGCGTTAATTGAAGCAGCAAGATTCTCTTATCAGAAGGGATTTGACAATGATAGGTTTAGTAGAACAACCATCATTGTATATCCTGGCGAACACCTGATTGATAATAGACCAGGTTGGATACCAATTCATGATAATCCCCAAGGCGGAAATAACTTTCTGACTCGTAGTGGATCACCATCTAATGCACTGACTGAGTTCACTCTAGACACCAATTTTGATATTGATGATGTTGATAATGATCTCTACAAGATGAATTCTGTCTACGGTGGTGTGATTATACCCCGTGGTACGTCTATTGTTGGATTGGATCTTCGTAAAACTAAGATTAGACCCAAGTTTGTACCAGATCCTACTGATAGTGCTATTGATCCTACCTGTTTGTTCCGTGTAACTGGTACTTGCTACTTCTATCAGTTTACATTCTTTGATGCTGATCCAAATTCTAGAGTATTTAAAGATTATAGTACATCTGACTTTGTTCCTAACTTCTCCCACCACAAGTTAACTTGCTTCGAGTATGCTGATGGTGTAAACCCAGTTGCTTTTAATGACTCGTTTTTAAATTATAATACAACAAAAACTGATCTAGACCTTTACTATGAGAGAATTGGTCTTGCCTTTGGTGCTTCTAGCGGAAGAGAGATCAGTCCTGATACTCCAGATACTGGAGTTGATATTCAAACTAAGGTTGATGAATTTAGAATCGTTGGTTCTAAAGGTGAGAATATTGGTATTAGTAGTATTAAGGCAGGTAACGGTATAACTGCAAACACTACTATTACTGTTGATCTTGTAGAAGAACTTCCTGGATTGGACGTAGATACTCCAATTAGAATTGAGGGTGTTCCTACTGGTGGATATAATGGTTCGTTTGTAATTAATGCAGTTGAAAGTAAGACTAGAATTAATTACACGGTATCTACTCCTCCTGCGAACGCATTACCATCTATTGTTGCTGGATCTGCTACACTCAACATTGTTGTTGACTCTGTAACCTCTGCATCACCATATATCTTCAACTGCTCGTTGAGATCTGTTTTTGGTATGTGTGGTCTCCATGCCGATGGTAGCAAAGCAACTGGATTTAAATCCATGGTTGTTGCTCAGTTCACGGGTATTGGTCTCCAAAAAGACGATGAAGCTTTTGTAAAGTATAATGCAATTTCTGGTGTTTACGAAGACTCTACTGCTGTAGAGAATCTTCATACTGATACTTCTGCCATCTTTAAACCAAGTTATGAAAACTTCCACATCAAAGGATCTAATGATGCATTCCTTCAGTTAGTATCTGTATTTGCTATTGGTTATGCAAATCACTTTGTTTGTGAAAGTGGTGGTGACATGTCCATCACCAACTCTAACTCCAACTTTGGTGCAAAGGCATTAATCTGTATTGGATTTAGAAATAATGCATTCCCTAGAGATGATACTGGATATATTACCCACATTCTTCCACCACAAGAAATTACTACTGAAGAAGTAAATCTTGAGTGGGAAGCAATTGACGTTGCAAAGACAGTTTCTGTAGGACAGACTAGTAGACTGTACTTATATAATCAGTTTAATGCAAACGTTCCACCACAGTCTGTAATTCAGGGATATAGAATTGGTGCAAAAGATAATGATAGATTGAAGGTCATCATCAACATTAATGGTCAACCCGAGACCAAAGAAGCAGATATTGTTATGCCTGATACTCAAGGCACTGGCAACCTTGAGACTATTGCTACAAAGGAGTACACTGTTGGTAGAACTGCTATTGGTATTAATAGTATTACATCTAACATCTTTACTCTTACAGAACCACATGCATTTAAGAGTGGAGAATCTCTTAGAATTCTGAGTGATGATGGAGAACTTCCTGATGGTTTAAACCATAATAGACTTTATTATGCAATTACTGCTGGTATTAATACTGATCAACTTAAATTAGCACAGACTCTTAATGATACTATCAGTGCTTCTGCGGTATCTGTAAACAGTAAGGGTGGTATTCTTCAAATTCAATCTAGAGTATCTGATAAAAAGTCTGGTGATATTGCACACCCTGTACAATATGATACTACTCAACAGCAGTGGTATATTACTGTAAGTGAGAATACTGCTAAAAATGATATATACAGCACTATTGTTGGATTAGGAACAGCAGCTCTTGGTGCTGCTTCACCAAGATCATTTATATCTAGAACACCAGATAATAGATCTCTTGAGGATAAAATCTACAAAGTTAGATATGTTGTTCCCAGGGATTCCTCTGTTCTTGGTAGACCACCAGAAGATTCTTTTGTACTTCAAGAGTCTGGACAGACTGTCGGTCTTACTAATAATGAGATCTCTAAATTTAAGAGTGTAAGTCCAGTCATTCTGTCTAATAGTTCTGAATTAAGAAATCCTAGAATTATTTCTAATGCTGTTTGGGATGCTACCACGGGCATTGCTACTGTACACACGGAAGTAGCACACGAATTGTCCATAGGATCTAAAGTTCAAGTATTTAATGTTGTATCTACAGCAAATACAACTGGTCTTGGTAATACTGGATTTAATGGTGTCTATTCGGTTACTTCAAGACCTGATAGAAAATCATTTACAGTTGGAATTAATACAAACCCTGGACAATTTGATACTAATACTGATCTAAGAACTACAGACCTTCCTAGATTTGAAAGAAAGAACCTTAATAATACACTCATTGTATATAAAAAGGAAGAAGTTCAGGAATATATTCCAAATGCAAAAGATGGTGTCTATCACTTAACCTTAATTGATTCATCTTCTCAACCTGTTGTAACTCCATTCCAGAATCTTAGATATCAGCAACCACTTAAGAACCTTTTCCCACAACTTGATAGAGATAACCCAATCTCTGATCCAGAGCAAACAAGAACATTTGCTCTCCCAACTCCTCTTGGACTTACTGAGGTTAACGACCCTCAGAAAAACCTGACTAAAGAGGTAATTAATAAGAATATTAGAGACATTAAGATTGGTTTTGATGTTGCTGATGTTCTCTCTCAATCTGGAACGGCACACACCATTACAACTTTGGGTGACCATGGATTCAATGCCATTACTAAAGTTGGTATTACAAGCACTGGTTTGAATTATGGTAACGGTTCTGGAAGTATTCAAACTCTTTAC